GTTGGTGTGGCTGACTCCCATTGTATGTAGACGGAAGCGAACGGTCGCTCCAGCAGTTCCACAACGACATCACCGACCAGCAGCCGCGTTATGGTTATTAGATTCCCCGGCGTGCCGTTCGACATGTACACTGCCAGCCTTGCACGCAGGGCGATGCGGTATGCGTCGTCAGTGCGTCCATCGCGTGGCAGTGCCAGCACGGTGCCCCACTGGTCCAGCTGTGCCCCCACGGCTGTGTCAATGGTGCGCTCCTCGACAAGCGCCACCAGTGCGTCAGCCAGTGGCTCCAGCTGGCCCACAGACACGCTGACGAGGCGCTGCATGTTGGTGTCGGTGGGCAGGTTGCGCCACTGCCAAAGCAAGCGCCCCAGCGCCCTGCTCAGCAGGCTGCTCAGGTCAGGCACCATCAGGTCACCACCGTGATGTCGGTGGCCTTCACTTCGATGAGTGGCTTCCCGTCGAAGCCGGGGTCCAGTGGCGTGCCCACGTACCCCCCGACACCCTTCTGCCTGTAGGTGACCACGATGTCGTTGATGCCTGCCACGTTGTTGGCCACTGCGCAGGCCAGCTCAAACGCGCGCACAGATTCGCCAATGCCAAGCGCGTTGATGGTGGCATCCACTTGGCCCTTGACTGCGCTGTCCCCGGGGTAGTCCGGCCCCACAGCTGCACCGCTCAGGTCAATGTTGACCTCGACGTAGAAGTCAGCAGCCCAGTCCCATTCCATGACATGGCTGAACCCCATGCTGTCAGTGATGGCTGCACTCTGGCTGCCGTCAGTGGCGATGCCTGCTGGCTTGCTGGCCCACATGGTAGCAGCAATCGTGGCAGCGCCCAGCGTGTCTGGGTATAGGATGGGACGGAAGGACTTAGGGGGCAGCCCGTTGGCGTCCACCGCTGTGGTGGTGTTTTCGATGACCAGCACGCCCAGCGCGCTGGGGAGTGCTGCCTGCAGGTCAGCGCGTATGGCCTCCACAGTGCAAGCACCGATGACGCTGGGGGCATCTGCCATGCGTGCCCTCAGCTCTGCGTCGGTTTCCCTGTCGCGCCCCTGTGCGCCGACTGTGGGGTTGGTTACGGTGTCCCACCCGGTGATGGACGTGATGATGATGCTGATGGCAGCCGGGGCCACGTCGGTGGTGCCGTACTCTACAGCCTCCACCCGCACCCCGGTGTCACCTACCACGGCAGCATCAAGGGTGATGAACCGCTGCGTGCTCGTGTTCGACACCACGCTGCCAGCTGGCACAGCCACCCCAGCAGTCCCGCCAAGGTCAACCAGTGCTGTTGACTTCACGGCAGGCAGCCGCTCCAGCCCGATGATGTTGGCAAGGTTGTCAAGCTGCTGCCCGACAGCGTTGCTGCGGTCGAATGCGTCATAGAGTGACTGCGACGCCTTCTCCACGTCAGCGATGGCCTCAGCGAACACGCCAAGCAGCCCCCCCAGCTTGGAGCTTGCGGACAGGTTGATGTCATCACCGAACTGCACGCGCGCTGCGCTGCGCAGGTCGTCCATGACTTCGTTCAGGTCGCGGGCGTCATATCCAGTCGAGTCAAGTACAGCCATCAGGGCAGAATGGTTCCAAGGAGGGGAAAGCTAAGGATGAGCAGTTCAGTGCCAATGGCCTCGCCAACTGCTGGCAGGTCACCCCACGGGGTGGTCGCAGTAAAGCTGACGGACAGGGTGCGGGTGGCGCGGTCGAAGCCAATGGCGAACGCTTCGATGCCAGTGACGCCCGGGGTGCTCAGTATCAGGGCGCGGAACATGGCTTCGATGATTGCGATGTTGGGTGCCTTTACCAGCACGTCCTCGCGCCATCGCACCCCAGCGCGCAGGTCAAGGAACCATTCCCCTGCCCACGTGCCGAACCGGGTGTGCATGTCCTGCGCCACCTGCACCCTGCCATCGCACAGCACCAAGTCGCGCAGCCCGTCAGGCTGGACAAGCAGCTGCACGTCGTTGCTGGCATCGCTCTGGAAGTCTACTAGTCCCGGCATCAGGGCACTCCTGCGCTTGAACCCACACCGAGCACCCGAAGCAGCTCGCGCTCGCGCTGCTCGGTGGCATTCTGGATGGCAGCTTCTACGTTCTCGCGGATGACGTCAGGGTCACCACCTGTGATGTTGACCTGCACTTCTGTCGTGCTGCTGGCGTCCACTGGCCCGAACCTGTCTGGCCCAGCGCGCCTGTCCTGAATGCGTCTGGCCTCCTGCTCTGCGAACAGCATCCGTTCTTGAGTGCGTCTGGCTAGCGCGTCACGGGCAGAAGACTGCTCCTGCTGCAGCTGCTGCTGGAGTGCACCGCGCGTGCGCTCGTCCCTTGCTTCCGTGACCTCACCCCTGCGCAGGTCGCCCATCCCGGGCACCCTGCCCAATACATCCAGCACGTCCCGGGTGGCCTCAAGCAAGTCATGGAAGATGATCTTCACATGCAGCGCCATCCGCCTGAAAAACCCTTCGATGCGGTCCGTGTCATGCCGTGCCTCTTCTGCAAGGTTGCTGAACGTGCTGCCACCGTAGTCGCGCAGGTCCTCAAGCCAATGGAGCATTCTGGCGAACATGCCACCAAGGCCACCTTCCAGCTTCCCATACTTTTCCAGCAGCCTGCCAATCAGACTGTCCTGACCGTCAGCGAACCTGCGGAAGTCGTCAATCATGACCCCCACCATTATGATGATGCCGATGATGGCCAAGGGGATGGCCGCTAGTGCGGCGTTCCAGAGCCACGTCTTGACAGCTGCAAGGGCAATCCCAACGCCTGCAGCTGTGGTTGATGACAAGAGCGTCACCAATGCAGGGATGACCACGGTGCGGATGGTGTTGACCCCCAGCACGGTCAGGGCGAATGTCAGCTTGGCAACGATGCCCTCCAGCCCACCAAGTGCCTGCACGGTGATGTCAACCACACGCACCATCGCGAACATGGCACGGCTGACACCCCTCACAAGCGCGGTGACGTTGCGGAAGAACTCCTCAAGCCGCTGGCCTAGCAGCTCCCGGTTCGCGTTCACAAAGTCCAGCACCTGCTGCACCGTTTCGGTGATTACAGGGATGAGCGCAGTGCCCAGCTGGAGCCTCAGCCCGTTCAGCGCAGTCTTGAGCCGCAGTATGGTGTCGTTGAACACCTGCCCCGAATCGGCGGCCTCATTCGACAGTACGCCTCCCAGCGCACTGGCCTCCTGCATCAGCTCGCGCGCGCCATCAGCGCCAAGGTTCAGGAACTGAATCATGGACGTGCCACGCCTGCCAAGCAGGTCAGCGGCCAGCCCTGTCTTCTCGATTCCATTCGGCATCGCTGCGAACGCCTCTGACACGTCCAGCAGCAGCTCCTCGGTGCTTTTCAGCTCCCCACCAGCCCCCATGACGGACACGCCTAGTGCGTCGAACACTTCCACAGACTCTGCCACGCCATTGGATGCGTCCAGCGCCTGCCTCGCCAGCCTGACAAGGCTGCCACGCTGCTCGTCCATACTGGTGCCACTGATGCGCAGCGCGAAGTCCAGCTGCTGCAGTGATTCTGTGGTCAGGCCAAGGCGCTCAGCTGCCTTGAACGCATCGTCACCAAATTGCGCCACGCTGGAAGCGATGCCGAACATGGTGGCCGCCCCTGCTGCAGCTGCCGTGGCTACCGCAAGGAAGCCAGTTTTGAGGCCATCAATGGTGCCCTCGATTGTGGCCAGTCCATCCTCGTCAGGCTCGAACCCAAAGACGGTGACCAGCTCGCGCAGCGTTGTCATGTGCGGTGGTGGCGTGAGTGCGTGGCTGCGGCATCATCGTTGATGGCATCCTCGAAGTCCAGCAGCGAGTGGGCCACGCACAGGTCAGGGACGGACCACTGGCGCTCCACCACCACGGGGTCAGTGCCCTTGCGAAGCCACAGCCTCCAGATGAGCATATTGGCATCAGGCGGGATGCGCTTGCGCGCTATTGCTGCCCGGGGTCCTTGCTGGCCTGACGCGCTTGCATCAGCTTGAGCATTGCGCCTCCCTTCCCCAAGCCAACGAAAAAAGACGCGAAATTGTAGCGCGCGATGCTGACAAGAATGGACCGCAACTCGCCATAGTTGCGCGCGTACACCCGGTCAAAGCTGAACGGGCCATCCTCACTCGCTGGCAGCCCGTTGGCCCCAGCAGTGCCAGCCATGGGCCTGCTGTCGCGGTATGTGTAGGCCAGCAGCCGCTTCGCGATGGATTCTGCGTCGCTGGTGTGCAGCTCGGTGATGACCGATGCCACGGCAGCCCCCAGCATGCCCTCGTCAATGTCCACAGCTTCCAGCGCGCTAACGTCACCCTTTGCAGCTGCCTTGGACATCTTGCTGAAGCTCATGGAACCGACTGCACCGTGCAGACCCTTGCTGGCGATTGCCATCAGCTCTGACAGCAGCGCCAGCCCCTCGCCTGTGGGGTGTGGGTGGACGCTGTATGCGTGCACGTTTCCGTCCACGTCGGTGATGGTGAATTCTCCGTTCAATGCCATTGTGCTCTCCAAAAACGATAGAAAGGCCACCCCAGCACACGCTCGCCGGGATGGCCTTCCTTGGTGGGGCAGTAGGTTGCCAGCTGGCAACCTATCCACCGGGGTGTCGTCAGTCAACTAGCATGGGACATGCCTGCTCAATCCTGCCCTGCGTCACCCTGACCCGGGTGCCGTAGCATTCATCCCACGGGCAGTCCTGTTCGTATTCCTGCGGCCTGCACGTCCCGCCCTGATTGTAGTGGCAGACGTTGTCCATGGTGGCCAGCATGCGTGCGGCCACGTTGGCTGCGTACTCTGTGTCCCAGCGTAAGCGCCAGCACTCGGCAGCCACTGCCTCGGTGTCGGTGGACAGCTCACGTGGCACTTCGTATCGCGCGTGGCGCTGCCAGCAGCCACAGGCGCGGCCACCGTCCCCGATGGTGTCATGGCACCCCCTGCTTTCCCTCCACGCCACAGCTGCCAGCAGTGACGGGGCCACCCCGTGCCTGCGCGCAGCAGCAGTTAGCGCAAGCGTCAGCGCCTCAGCCTCGCCATCAGCGAAGGGTGCCCCCTCCCTGCTCCTCATGTCGGCCCAGTAGGCTTCCAGACAGCCAGCCCCTGCCGTGGCCCTTGCCAGCTCAGCGGATTCCGCAGGGGACGGCTGAGGGTCTTGTGGCCCCTTGCCAGCTATCCGCACTAGTTCCATGGTGGTGGCTACCGCTGCAGCTGCTGCCATGCTGGCGTCAATTTCAGCGGTAGCCACTGCAGCTGCCTCGGCTGCACGGGTGGCCCCCCTTGGCAGGTGGTCGCATACTACCAGCGCGCACAGCACTGCCAGCAGCAGCAGCCCGGGCACTGGTGTGGTCAATCTTGGTGTGGTCATGGTGATACCTCTGTCCAGATGGAAACGATGACTAGGGGTTCTGTGATGCCGTGTTCGCCCACAACGTAGCAGCCCGGGTCACACTGGCCGCCATCAAGCGATTGATGGTGCACTGGCCCCGGGCCACGCACCCACGCACCTGAGTCGCTGCGCAGGTGCTGTGGCTGCAGGGCATCAGGGATGAGCTTGTGGTAGTTATCCCAGTCCCCAGCGTTGTCGGGCCACGCCCCGGGCAGCTTGGCGCGCTTGCCAGCAGGGTGCCTCCAGACAGCCACCCCGAAGCGGGTGCCACGGGGCAGCTGCTTTGGGACGCCTGCCTTGGCGCATGCGCTGGCATAGACGAACGCGACGCGCTCCTTCGCTTGGTGGTATGCGTTGGCGCGCTTGCCAGCTGCGTCCTTCCGCCTGCGCTGGCCACGGACGATGCGTGTGTATGGCTGAATCTTCCCGGGCAGCACGAAGCTGACCCGGTGCTCCAGTGTGGCCATCATGCCTGCACCGTGCTGCGCCTGCGACGGCTGCCACGCCCCTCGCTGGCTGCTGTGCTTGTGCTCAGCCATTCCAGAACGGTGGCTGGGGTGTCGCCAATGCGTTCCCACATGTGATGTGGCAGGTGGAACACTGGCTCCACGTCAGCTGCATCACGTTGGTGGCGCGTCCTGCCCCCATACCTGACAGGTGGGGGGCTGTCCCCGTTCCAGCCCACCCGGTGCACCCACAGGCCATCCAGCAGCGCAGCCACCAGCAGCACCTCCAGACCTGTCACGTTCCAGCGGGTGGTGAGTGCTTCGTACTTGGCCACGGACAGCATCACGTCACCGTGCTGGCCCATCGCCATGCGCCTGCACTTCACCTCCATCCATGCCACCACGTCAGCTGCCCCGCCTACCTCTGCCAGTGGCAGCGGTTCGCACAGGGCGAAGTCGCAATGGTCATTCCTGCCCAGCTTGTAGGGCACCACGTGCGCCCCCAGCACCGAGCTGGCAGCCTTGGCCACGTGAGCCTCCATCTCCCTGTTCTCTGCGCTCTCGAATCGCGGTCTGGTCATATGTCACTCCAGTGTTGGTCGGTCGGGGCCTGATGCCCGTGCCCGGTGTTGTTGGTTGGTTGAATGTGCCCGTGCTGCTCGTCATGGTAAGTGGCTGACTGGAAGTTGTACTCCAGCGGGACGGGGCCTTCCTGCCCGCTGTCGTCCCGAACTTTCAGCAGGTACAGCACGCACATTCCGCGCCCCCCAGCCTGCACCACCCCTTCACGGTTGGCAGACCGTGGACGCCAGCAGCTCACCACGTTGTCTGCCAGCTGCTTGATTCCACTGCTGCCTTTCAGGTCGCCCAGCTGGATGATGCGATTGTCACGGTCCTTGTCCTGTATGCTGCCCACCTTGCTGGGGTGCGCTACGACGATGACGTGCATGCCTGTTTCCACAGCCACTTGCGCCAGCATCTTCATCATCACGTCGATGGCTTGGCGCTCTTCCTTGGTGTCCTCGATGGCCATGTGCAGATGGTCCAGCACCACCAGCTCCACATCCAGCCTGCGGTGTGCATATAGCAGCGTGTTCCGCAGTGCTTCTGTGTCGCATCCGCCGTAGCGGGTGAACACCCAAATTGGCAGCGCATCCAGCCTGTCCAGCGTTAGCTCCACGGCTGCAGGCTGTGCATCATTCGGGTCCAGCCCGCCCTTCTGGCGCACCCACTTGTTCAGCTGGCGCATTGGCCCCAGCTCCAGCGGGCACATCAGGGTCCTCATGGGCCTCCTGTCCTTGTCCCCGGGCACACCTTCCGCCACCCGCAGCACGAGGTCACTCACCCACGTGCTCTTTCCGCTGCCCGTGTCGCCAGTGACCACCGTGACCTCGCCACCGCGCAGCCCGTTCAGCAGCATATCGAAGTCCTCCCAGCCGGTCAGCCTGCCACGCCCCTGCTGCTGGAGCCTCCACTTGCTGTAGCTGTCGCGCAGCTTGCTCAGCTTGCTGACCCCCTCGCCAGCTAGACACTGGCTGACAGCCACCATGCCCTCCAGCACGTGCAGGTCAAGGTCGCCAGCCTGCAGGGCATCGTTCGCGTCCTTGTGCCCCTGTGGCCACTGCGCCAGCCGCGTCCGGTGGAGGCCCAGCTTGCGGGCCACCTTGAGTGCGCCCTCACGCCCGACATCATCGTTGTCATAGGCCACCACAATGTCCACGCACTGCTGGAGCTGGCGCGTCCATGTGTCGCTCCAGCTGCCCTCCCCCGTGGTGCCGCTGACCACGTTGTCCCAGCCAGCTGCCACGCATGACATCGCATCGAACTCGCCACCAGTGATGACCAGCGGTGCATTCGGGTCGATGCCCCGGGGTGCGAACAGCAGCGACTCACCGCCCTTGATGCGCCTGTAGTCACGCTGCGCAGGTGGCACGCTGCGCAGCTTGACCACGCCGACGCTGGAATAGTCGATGGCATCCTTGGTGGCCCGTGCGAAGCTGGGGATGGTCAGCCAGCCCGGGCCTGTGACAGTCGGTGAACCGTCAGCCTTGCGCCTGCGCCTGCGCCCCTCGCCCTTGCCAGTGGCCCCGTCGGTGGTGGCCCCGGGTGGCTGCTGTATCCACCCCACCCCACATGACAGCGCCACTTCCAGCGGTATGCACCGCCCCCTCAGGTAGTCGCGTGCTTGCTGTGCCTCTGCCTTCTGCATCAGTGCATCACGCCAGTGGTCCACCTCTGGCCGCTGCACCTGCGCAGCCATGGCCTGCTCGAATGCACGCTGGCGTTCCTGCTCCACCGACTTGCTGCCCCCGCCGTCGATGTCATAGACGTGGCCGTTGGCTGCCTTGAGTGTGTGCTCGTTGCCACTGGCGT